GACGGTTACGGTGTTGGTAGTGGACACCCATGCGTGGTAACTCAAGCGCCCGGTATCGGCTGCGGTGCTGCCCAACTGCGCAGGTGGCGTGGCAATGACACGGTCTCCGATAGCCGCGCCGGTAACAGTTCCGATGAAGCTGGTGCTGCCGTAATAGGCAACGGATGTAATGGCGCAGAGGGCGCTGCCTGTCATGATTTTGCTATCAAAGCTGGTTGCAAAGCTGGTTGCAAAGCTGGTTGCAAAGCGCAAATGTTCATCCTCGTCGTCGTCGATCAGCGCCTGCCATTCCGGCGCTTGCCATGCGTCCACCAAGTCCCAGTGTGCAGCTTCAAGCAGCCAACATCCGCTTGCGGTGGCAAAGCAGGATTCGTCGTCATCTGGCTCGGTGCTGCCAGCCAGCCAGACAAACAGGCCCAGACCGTCAACCACGGCGGCATCGCCTGCGGCGGGGGACATCGTGCGCAGGTCGGCGCGGTCGGCATAGGCTTTGTTGGTGATGCTGCCACCAGCCACAATTACCAGGTCCGTGCTGCCCAGTAGGCTGTTGCCGTTGACGGTTCGGATGTTGGTGCCGGATACCAGCACATCCTGCGCGCCGACTTCAGCGGGTGTGTAACTTGGCTTGGTGGCGGCTTTGGCCCAGGCATAGACATCAGACGCGGGGAGCGTGGTGGGGATGATCTGATCGCCGGTGTTGCTTCCACTCGCTGTTCCTGTTCCGGTGGCGTAAGTGCCAGCGGGCTGTTTTGCATTCCAGAAAGCTTTTTCAGCATCTGCTACAAATCGATTACTAGTATCCTGTGCAATAATACTAGCGGGATGGTTTGCTGGATGGGTATAAGCTGTAGCCCCTATCGCAATACCATCAAGTTTAGTTTTATCTCCCCCTGTCATAAATCCCGCTACAGTAGTAGTAGCACTAGCATGAGAAGTACCACCGGTGCCTATATGTGCAATAGGGGTAGAAGCAGCAGTAGCTGCATTAAGGGTAGCAGTATCCGCAGTAGCCTGAGCAGTAGAAACCGGCTTATTAACATCACTAGTATTATCTACATTTGCTAATCCTATGTCAGCTTTTACTAATGTAACTACCCCTACTTTTCCAGCTACTGAAGCTACAGTATCTGAACTATCGATTTTATCCCAAGTACTACCATTGTATATAATAGAATCATTAATATCATAAGAAATACTACTAACAGTACCCGCAATACTAACTTTGTAGTAGTCACCAAGTGCTGGAGTACTAGGATATACACCCGTATCTGCAGACCAGCTACCTCTGTATACTAATTGACCTGTTACTGAGGTAGCAGCTTGTTGTGCCCAATATTTTGCGGAGTATTCACCTGCAGATACTGGGGTAACTAGTTGAGTTGCCCAGTTTTGGGCTAAGGTAGATGAAGCAGAAGACGTAGCTGCTGAGGTAGCTGCATTAGTAGCACTTGTACTTGCTTCGGCTGCTTTAGTAGTTGCTGTAGCTGCTGAGGTATCTGCATTAGTAGCACTTATACTTGCTTCAGCTGCTTTAGTAGTTGCTGTAGTTGTTGCGGTAGCTGCATTAGTAGCACTTGTACTTGCTTCAGCCGCTTTATTAGTTGCTGTAGTTGCTGCGGTAGCTGCATTAGTAGCATAGGTTGCAGAAGCACTTACTGAATCATTATATAAAAATAAATCCCATGAATCTAATAATGATGGTTCTTTATTATTAGAAGAAGTATTTGCTATATATAAATGATTAGTAATAGTAGAAGCTACTACATCATTTGGGTTATAAAATGATGCGTTTGACCAGTTACCCTTAAACATAATACCTGTGTCACCCTTACCTGCCATAACCATCCAATTAGCAGATGGTGGGGAACTATTTGTACTAGGGGATACTGCTATATATGAGGTATTATTTAATGATACTACATCATTTGAAATATATGTAGCTGTGCTACTCCAAGTACCTCTAGGAGTAAACCCTATCTGTGCAGGAGTAGCTGCATTAATATAAATTGAGGCAATAGCTGTTATACTATTAGACTCACTAGCAGACAGTATTAATGAATCACCTGCCATAATATTAATAGGTTTTGGCCAGGTAAATAAATTATTAGCAGCTATTGTGTATGCTGTACCAGTTATACTAGTAATAGTACCTAATTCCTGTGAAAATACCTTAATATGAATAGTCTTATCTGAATTAGATGTATTAGAGACTACTAGTCCATGTATAGACCCACTTTGAGTCACAGGACAAGTAAATACTACAGTATCTGTAGTATTTACTAATACTATTTTTTCTAAAAATGCCATATATTATGCCCCAAAAACTAGTGATAATGCTACAGGATCTTGATACCCTATAATATCTGATGTATTTAAAGTTACAGTACCTATTTTACCTGCTACAGATAGTATTAAGTTTCCTGCTGACGCCTGTCTTGCTGATAAATCTGCATCTATGGCAGATTGTAAAGCTTCTGCTGCTTTTGTAGTAGCTATTGAAGCATTACTAATAGTTACGTTCATACTATTAATTGTAGCTACTTTAGCAGTTACTGCTTCAGTAGATGCTGTAACTGCTGTACCTGCGGCGGTTACCGCTACATCTTTATTACTAGCAGAAGTGACAGCAGAAATTTCCGCACTTATAGCATATGTAGCAGCATCTGCTGCTTTAGTAGTTGATAAAGCCGCTTGATTAGTAGCAGTAGTAGCAGATATAGCTGCTTCTGCGGCTTTAGTAGTCGCTAAAGCGGCTTGATCAGTGGCAGTAGTGGCTTGGTCAGTAGCAGTAGCAGCAGATATAGCTGCTTCTGCGGCTTTAGCAGTCGATATACCTGCCTGGCTAGTAGCAGTAGTAGCAGATGTAGCAGCATCTGCTGCTTTAGTAGTTGATAAAGCCGCTTGATTAGTAGCAGTAGAAGCAGATGTAACTGCTTCTGCGGCTTTAGTAGTCGATATACCTGCCTGGCTAGTAGCAGTAGCAGCAGATGTAGCTGCTTCTGTGGCTTTAGTAGTTGATACAGTAGCTTGATCAGTAGCAGTAGTAGCAGATGTAGCTGCTTCTGTAGCTTTAGTAGTTGATAAAGTAGCTTGACTAGTTGATACAGTAGCTTGGTCAGTAGCAGTAGTAGCAGATGTAACTGCTTCTGCGGCTTTAGTAGTCGATATACCTGCCTGGTTATTAGCAGTAGTAGCAGATGTAACTGCTTCTGCGGCTTTAGTAGTCGCTAAAGCAGCTTGATCAGTGGCAGTAGTAGCAGATGTAGCTGCTTCCGTGGATTTAATAGTTGCTAAAGCAGCTTGATCAGTGGCAGTAGTAGCAGATGTAGCAGCATCTGCTGCTTTAGTAGTTGATAAAGCCGCTTGATTAGTAGCAGTAGTAGCAGATATAGCTGCTTCTGCGGCTTTAGTAGTCGCTAAAGCGGCTTGATCAGTGGCAGTAGTGGCTGATGTAGCTGCCTCATCCCTACTTATACTGGCAGATATAGATGCAGATATAGACTGTATTGGAGCCCATATACTACCTGACCACGTATTCATTTCATTAGTAGTAGTATTCCAGTACATAGCTCCTAATAATAAAGTATTATTATTATTATCTAGTAATGGGCCTGAAGACTTATTTCCTAAATACTTACTAATAAAATTATTATACAGCTCTACTGTGTTATTAGCGTTAACTGTAGATATAGTTGCTTTATCTACAGTTACTATCTCAGATGCTTTAGCGCTAATCTCTGAAGCTTTCGCGGCTAATTCAGAAACTTTTGAGGCATCTTCAGATACTTTTGAAGCAATTTTTGAACTGTTAGCAGAAACTTCCGAAGCACTACTAGCTACTTCAGAAGCCTTTGCAGCATTTGCAGATGCTAATGCTGCAGTAGCACTAGCGGTTGCACTAGAAGCAGGAGCATCCCAATTGTTACCATTATAAAATTTTACACTGCTTAGAGTAGTATTATAGTAAACGGTTCCTGCTAGTATAGGAAACCCATCATTATCTAGAGTTGGGTCGGATGCTTTTGCCCCTAAAAATCTATCATCAAAGGTATCAAATATTTGATTGACAGAACTTAAACTAGCTGAGGCACTAGTGGCTGCTACATTAGCACTAGTTGCAGCACTACTAGCAGTAGAAGCACTAGTACTGGCCTCATTAGCCTTGGTAGTACTAGTAGTAGCACTTACTAGTGCATTTGCTTCACTAGTAAGTGCCGCTGCAGCTTTATTAGTAGATATAGTAGCATACTGACTAGCAGTAGTTGCACTATTTAAAGCGCTAGAAGCAGAACTGGACGCACTAGTAGCACTATTTAAGACTTCGGCTACTTTACTATCGATAGTTGCTAAGTTTGTACCTATTCCCGCTATTTGACTAGCAGTAGCCAAAGTATTAAGTATATCTATATAATCAGTTTGACCAGAATAAAAAACTGTCATTAAATCTCCTCTATATCAACACTAGTACTATACATACTAAAGATTGGATGTGTAATATCCCCTAATTGAGATAGTTTACCATATATTTGATGAGACTGTTCTTTATTTGAATCTTCGTCATTTGGAAATAAACTAATAAATAAAGGTTTTGGAATCCCACTACCGCGCATAATTTGTGTAATAGATAACCTATCAGCAGCATTTAAGTATTTTAAGTCAAAGTTCATAGTATTATACCTAATACCTCTATTAGTTTGAAGATCTCCTGACTCTGTACGAGTGTGTTCACTAAGATCTTTCATACTTGTTGATAGACCGAATTCAGTATTGTACAGCGGAGACCAATAACTACCTATAACTAATCTTGATAATTCTAAGTAAGAGGAAGCATTATTCGAATCATTAATAGTAATAACTAACTTATTACAAGAAATTTGACCCTCGGTGAACCATATTCTACCATATGCACCACCACCATAAGAGTAGCTATTAGAACCTAGGGGTAATACCCCCCAGTCCCATAAGCCTAGCCCTGAATAGGGACAGGCTGTAGTACTATAGGTTTTTAGTAAAGAAGCTCCAGTATATATCTGAACTGTAAGTATAGCTGTACTGCTAAGATTACAAAAAGGTAGTATGATACCACCTATAATAGACTGAGTGAAAGTTACTGTAATAGTCTCACTAGACTTTCCGTTTGACCTCCATACTAGGGATTTAGTGTCTTTCTTGAGATTAGCTACGTTAGTTGTACCTGCAGTACTGGATGCAGAAAATGTAGTTGAACTAGCGTCAACTACATTTTGGTATATAATTCTTAAATTATTTCTTGCCATTTTTTCCTTCCCAGGTACATTTTTAACTATTATATCACTTTAGCTAATATCGCGCAAGTATAAAATTTTTTATGCTTGTGCTACTTGAGTAGCATCTCTTTCTTCTGCTGTTTGTAAATATAGACTGTATAAAATTACGTATAACTCTGCATGTGGTATGTTTGTACCAGTTAGTTCTCCCGTGTAAGGGTTTCTAAGAGGTATAATACCGTTGGTAGGGTCGAAGTACTTAACACAGTTACCGTAGGGTAATATACTACTTGTACCATCAATATTTATAAGTTTTTCTTCTTGAAATACTGCTACAGCCTTATTTGAAGTATTAACTTCTCTACTAGGATTTGTAATATTAATATTACAACAGCGTACCCAGCTAGTTCCAGATAAATTTGTTTCTTTATAATTTGCCATTCTTTAGCTCCTGTAATTCTACTTCTAAAATACTAACTTTACTAGTTAATTCCTGTAAAGCTTTTACTATTGGAGATATTAAAGATACATAGTCTATACCTCTAGTACCATCTTCGTTTGTTATCCTTAGGCTATCATTAGTACTATCTAAATCTATATCGTCTAAATCTTGCGCAATAAATCCATGAAAATCTATAGGCCCAGTACGTAGTTTATACCTTACAGGCTTTAGTTTAAGTATAAATTCTATACCAAGTTTTTCAGGTACTATTGCCTCCTTTAATCTTCTATCTGAAGTAGCCTCATATCTAACTGTAGCACTACCTACTACACTACTAAACCTGTATCCACTTATAGTGCTACTTGTAAAAGTTAATCCACTAGTTGTATTAACGCCAGTATACCCAGCGTCAGTTATAGCTCCATTACAATATACTCCAATATGGTTATGTGTTGCTGTAGCATATACGCCTGAGTGGTTATGACCAGTTAATGAAAATGCACTCGCTAACTTTCCACCTAAATAATTAGCATTTAAATTAGTACACATTGTAGTAGAATAAGTAACGCTTATAGGCACTACTCCTGCAGCAGCGTCACACCTTATAGTACCGAAATCTGATGGTCCATTTGAAGAAATCCCTGTTCCACCAGTACTTGGATAAAATTTACCTGCTGTACCAGTACTAGTACAAGTAGCATATACTCCAGTACTACCTAGAGCTGCTCCAGAAGCCCAAACTGCCATACTAGAGGCAGACCCAGATCTAGCGTATATACCCGCATTTGCTGTACTATTAGGATTAGCAGAAAGTGCGACAGAGTGTCCGGAAGGTGCATAGCTACCAGAGTATACTCCACCAAAAATTGCAGAACCAGTAATATCAATACTACTATCGCCTTTGATAGCCCCTTTAATATCTAAGTCAGTACCATTCCAGGTTAGGTATTTAGCTGAACTACCTACGGAAAACTTAGGGGTACCACTATCATTACCTAGAAAAAATCCTGCAGTTGTATCATCAGCAGAACTAGCTTTTCCTGAGTGAATATTTCCACCAGAAGCTATATTAAGCACCCCTACATTTGCACTTACTGCTTGTAAAGAATCTACTTTAAAAGTAGCTAAATAAGGTGAACCCCATACAGTTTGATTAGAGTAACTTGGGCTACCACTAGGGTAATAATTTCCATCTACTACCCATAAAGTATACGTAGTACTAGCAGTACTTGTAGATACTGTAGGTAACGTAGTACTCCATATACTTCCAGGTCCCTCATCTCCTCCTATAGTAACTGGCACACCTATTGGTGTTCCAGAAGCATCAGGTGGAGTAGAAGTTACCACTGTGTATGCCTTTCTAGCTCCGGCACCTTGTATACCTATACTACCATCCTGTCTATAACCAATACTACCAATACTACCAGTACTCCAGTTAAAAGTAGTACTAGTAACTGAAGCTAGTGCAGTTACTGTGACTGACCACATATATAGTGTGTACCCGGATCCTGGGGATGTAATTGCTGCTGTATCCCAGCCAGAAGGTATTGGGGTTGCAGTATTTGTAGACCAGGTAAGCGTACTCTGCACACTAGAAGTTGTTTGTGTAGAGGCAGCCCACTTAAATATAGATAGTGTTACAGCCTTTGTAGCCTCGTCACCTTTAGCTCCAGTATCCCCTTGCTTAGCCTTAGTAATAGTAAATATGCAAGTAATATCACTATAATTAGCTTTACTAGCTACTATAGTAACGGTGCTTACTGCAGCTGTTACTTGGGATACAGTTTGAGTTCTACCAGAATTAGTACTACTGCAAATAACTCCAGTAGAAGTAGTAACTACGTAGTTCCAGTTAGTTGAATCATCAATACCTGCTACATATACTGTCATAGTAGTATTACATCCAGTATAATCTGCTACACCTGCAGTAGTTACTGGTACTACGTGTGTATCGTTACTTAAATTAGCGGTTATACCTCCAGCCTGACCTTTAGTAATAGTAAATATACAGGTTACATCTGAATAAACATACTGTTTATGTTTAGCTACTATAGTAACTGTACTTAATGCAGCTGTTACCTGAGATATAGTCTGAGTTCTACCAGAATTAGTACTACTGCAAATAACTCCAGTAGATGTAGTAGGTATAAAAGTCCAATTATTAGAATCATCCTTTGCCCCCACACTTACAGTCATTGTAGTATTGCATCCTACATAATTAGGGGTACCGCTTACTAGTATTGGTAATACATGACTATCATTACTTAATTGACCTATAGCAGCATCAATACCTGCGGCAATTCTGCTGAATGTCTGGTCTTTAGTTACGCTAAATGCTACACCTTTTAAATCTGTTCCTGTAATAGTATACCTAATAGTAGCTACTGCGGCAGTTATATTACTAGGACTAGCAGCAATTGCATATTTTATCAAACTTGTAGAACTAGATAACGAACCAGGGCTAATTCCCGTAGTACCACTAGTATTACTAGATATTTTCCATGTACCAGCTATAGTACCTAAGGTATCGTAAACTAGCTCAGTAGCACCTTGATATACATGAATATCAGTACCAGCATTAGTATATACACCTGCAGTATTACTAGAATTTACAGGTATAGAGCAAGAGTCATTAGTTAGATTAACAACGATACTATTAGAGTTTTTAAATAGTATGGGTATTATTTCTGTATCTAGCACTTCAGTACTAGATACAGTTGCATATAATTTATATGTTACATCTAAAATATTTTCACTGTCTGAAATGGGTGTATCTAATATATTTGAGGAGTTTATCCTATTTCCAACAGCTTTGCTACCTAATTGTGTGCTAACATACCCATACAGTTGAGCTAACGAGTTTCCTGTCTTTGAATAACCTCTTACCAGTGTAGTAGAGTGTTTACCTGATTGAGCAGCACTTACAGCATCTTTTACTATTGTATCAGCTGTAGCAGATAAGTATGTGATAGTACTCGCAGTACCACTAGCAACTTTACTAATAGTTTGTTTAATTACATCTACCTTCTCATTATTATCTACGTCTCTGCTGGTAACAGTATAAGTAATTTCAGCAGTAGCGGTTAAAGGAGTACCGTTCATACCGCTAATACTACCAAAAGATCCATCTGTATTTATACCTAATGTAGCAGTACCCCTACTTACACTAGCAACTACATTAAACGTATTAGGTCCTAATACGTTATTGTAGGTTAAAGATACTTTATCAATAGTTACAGTAATTACTGTTGCAGTATTACTATAATCGCATACTCCTTCGCCACTAGCTGGTAAGGAAATGCTAGGCCTACTAATAGTAACTACTGGCAAATCATTAGATGTGGATTTATACTCTATAGTAGATTGATCTGATGCTTCCTCCCACCCACTTTTACTAGTAGTGACCTTATATTCTACACCATTAGATTCACCTCTTTGAGTGTTAAATACGCTATATGATAAAGCTGCTGCAGTAGCAGCAGGCATAGTAGTCCATGTACTTAATAGCGTAGGTCTATATTTCCATTTATAGTCAGGTGTATTATTATACCCAGTAATCGCAGTCTTTAACTCTATAGAAGTAGGTTTAGTGCCTGCTATATTTCTAGACTTAATAAATACAGTAGAGGAGGGCTCTAGAGCTACCGCTACTGCGGTTAACCTATTAGTAGATGCCTGTAATATTTTATCATTTTCATTTTGAATAATTGCCATTAAATAAATACCTCTACTTCTATAGTACTATTAGCCCAGTCTGGAGCTAAAGATATAACTTGACCTACCTTACCTTCAGATAATCCAAACCTACTATGATATAAATAAACTTCTTGCCCTAGAATTAAAGACATAAGTTTACTTGTACCTTTAAATTTATATACTGTATGCTGAATTTTAAATAAATTATTTAATCGTAAAGCTTCATTTTCTGCATCGATCTTGCTAATTAATAAACTTGGTATAGGCTCGGCTTCTGTTACTAGCCTATAATTTCTAGCTACTATTTCGTCAATATTATCTTCAGATAAGGTTTCTGTTTCAAATATCTTTTTGTGCTCATCTGGTATACCAGTCTGTAGTCCCTCTTGTACAGTATAATTAGTACAATAAGCTACCTTTTTAATTGCAGCTACTTCAGTTACCCTAGAGATATATAAGGAATGGTGCAGTATATCTGTATCTGTTATATTTATAGGAGGTAAAATACTTGGTACTGATATAATATCTGCAGGAATGATTCTATCACCTAACCTTATTAACTGCAATTTACCTAGTCTATTCATATATACTTGAGCACCTATGCTGCCAGCTAATTGCTGACATACATCTAGTACGTTCTCTTTACTATTAATAAATATACCTACGGGCGGTGGATTGGCTATAGCAAAAGCCGCAAAATTAGGTAAATCAATATCTAAGTATGTTAGCTTATCTATAAAAGTAGTACTACTTTTACCATACTGTGTAACTAATACGGCAATAATATTAGCAATATTATTTACATAGATAGGTTCTAGTTCCCCAGTATCTAAATTAATAGACTTTTTTAATCCTTGTACAGATACAGTAATAGTACCTACTAGTGGGTGGCCTAATGTTAGTATCCCAGTAGTTAGATCTACTGCATTTGGAGTACTTAAGGCCAGAGGTACTCCGTTATCTCTAATTTCAATTAGTCGTTCAGAAGTACCATCATTAAACATATATTTAAGTACACTAGGATCGTATATAAGTGGTTCTATATTAAATACTTCTCCTAGTATTAAAGGTCGAATTTCTTTTTGATTTGTCTGAGTATCACCTGTATTACCGTAGTAAGTATTACCTATTTTATTTTCAGATATAGGACAATTTAGCTTCTCTAGTTTATCTCTTATCTTAATATTTAAAGTATCTCTAGAAGAACTATCTACTCCTGCTATTACTCCACTAAATACATTTAAAAATATATCATCTATTTGTGATATATCTGTAAGAGGCCACCTAGGGTCTCCTACGTATACTTTAATAGATCTATTTGTCCATATATAGCTACTGTCTAACCATATATCTAAATCACCATTAGGATTAGAGACTGAAATATCTCCGAAAGACATTGATACTCCACCATCTATAGATAGGCTTTCTGATATTGATAGACTTCCAGTAATTACTGGATTGAAAGATGTTATAGAGTCTTCTGTAAGATAACCAATATTAGATATATAAATAGGTATATCTACTGCTCCATTTATACTAACCATTAGTTCTACTAGTATACCACGTATAGCTGCTGGGTCTTCTAACCATGCTTGACTGTATGTCATTTATTCTCCTTGTTTATCTTATATACCTAGTTAATATAAGATAAACAAAGCCCTTTCGGGCTTTGTTTATGCTAATTTTAGCATAGAACGTTGGTTCCATGCTGCTAACTTAGCGGCGTCTTCCGTAGCTTTAGCTACGTTATCCGATGCTTTATTGGTTGCATCATAGTTAGATGCAATTAAATGTCCTGTTTGTTCTTGCTGTTCTTTTCTTAATTGTATTACTTCTTTTCTTAGATTTCTGATTTCTTCTACAAGTTCACGTGTATTTAATAGATCGTTACTAGCTTTGTTGCTGTACACTCGCGAAGGGGTTGCGAAGTCTACCAACTCAGGCCCTCTTTCGCCGACTACTGCTACTCCACTAGCTAGACCGCCTTTAGCAAATCCAGGTATTTCAGGAACTACTGATAGCGCCCCACTAGCTATATCTTTAGCTAGTTTAGTTGAGTTAATAGGATCTACTTGTACAGCATAATACGCAAAAGCTTTGATAATATCTGCTTTTGACTTTCCTGAATTAACTTCAGCTATCCAGTAGTCTAGCCCAGCCCTATCTCCTGGAACGGATTCTCCGGCTAACTTATCATATAGGACTTGAACCCTAGCCTCTGGATGTGCTCTAATAGCTTCTTCAATTTCTGCTAATGACATGTCAGAATTAGCTCTATTTACCCAGTAGGCTTTACCCCCTGGGTCAGAAGCTCTATGAAAAACGCTTTGGTATATGTCTTCAATGCTCGAAGCCATTGTATCTGTAATTACTGCTCCAGTAGTACCAGTATCTGTAATTACTGGAGGCATAGTACCTAAAGTATCTACTGAATGGGGCATTACCGGGGCGCTAGTACCTGTAGAATCTATTACTCCAGTACCTGAGGTAATATATGCTAATAAGGCGCTAGCAGTACTAGTTTGAGCTACTAGTAGTTGTGCAAGTAATTCATTTGAATTAAAAGTGTTTTCTTCTATGGTACTAAGAGCATTTAGCTGTTGTTCTGCATCTGTTAATTGAGCTTCAAGACTGGACCTTGTACTATCTAGTATAGCTAGAACAGAATTAAAATCCTGAGTATACTGTTCAGAACTAGCATATAATGTTCTTGATGCGTCTAAGAATGCATCTGTTACACCAGGTAATTTACCGATAGCTTCGTCTCGTTTTGCTATATCTTCTTCTGTTATAGCTATAGCAGTAGCGGCAGCTACAACTATATCTTTTTGTAATTTAGCTTCTGCATATTTTTGTGCAGGTGTTAATATAGATTTATCACCCAATAGTAGTGAATCCTTAGCTTCTTTTAATGATTTAATAAATCCCTTTAAACTATCCACATTAGATTTAAGATTGCTTTTTAGCTTATCACGTATAGCAGCTTCGTCCTGTAAGGCGTATAAGTATAATTGACGTGGTCTTAAAGATTCATCCATAGCGTCTAACTCTGCAATTCTAGTAATAGCTAAAGCCTCAGCTGATTTTCCTAATAGATTTAATATTTCTACTTGTTGATTATTTGTTTTATCTAGATTGTCCTTTTCATCCTGTAACATCCAGATTCTATTTTGAATAGCGGCATCTGTAGCGGATAGGGCCCTTAACTCTTTCTGTCTAGTAAACAGAGTAGCTTCTTTTGCCTTACCTTCTAAAACTAATAATTGGGATTGTAGTTCTGCGGTTTTATTTAAGTCCTGCTCTGCGTATATTTTGCGTTTTACGAGTTTCTCGGCTTCAGATAGATTAAATAGTTCTTGTTCCCTACTTATTAGTAAGGCTTGGTACGTAAGGCCTTGTTCCTGCATAAGCTCTACTTCTAGACCTTTAACCTTATTTAAATCTTCATTGATCCATATTTGGTTTTGAGTTGCAGCATCCGTAGCAGATAATCCTACTAGTATTTTCTTTCTATTAAGTAAGGTTGCTTCCTGTCCTTTACCTTCTAGTTCCATTAAAGATATTTGTAAATCTTGCGTTTTAGCTAAATCTTGCGCATCGTATATTTTTTGTTTTGTAAGTTTTTCAGCTTCAGTAAGTGTTGCAAGTTCTTTTTCTCTTGTGATTAGTAAAGCTTCATGGGTTCTTCCCTGTACATTTAGTAACTCTAGTTCTAGGTCTTTTATTCTATTATTTTCTTTAATTAACTGTAGCCTGTCAAATTCGGTTAAATTAGCCTCATCAATATCAGCGCGTTCTTTTTCTAGTAATTGAGCTCTTGTTAGAGTTAAACTATTAATTTCGTCTAGTATCGTTTGTTTCTGCTGCCCTACTAAGTAATCTTTTTGAGCTTTGCTCCATCTACCTACAGCTGCAGTAGCTTCATCGGTATTTTTACCCGCAAGTACTGCTAAAGCAGTTGCTTCGGTTAGCTTATCTTCAGTAGCTTTAGTTAATGCATCCATAGTTGCTTGAAACTTACCTTTACCTAATTCTTTGAATTGTTCCTCAAATTTTTCAGTATCTTTCTTGAGAGCTTCTAATAATTTGTCGTACTCTTCCCCATATTTCTTCTCATCAGCTGCGTCCTTTTTAGTATCGTCTGTATTTGTTGGTAGCATATCTGTACCACTAAACGTCTCGTATCCTGCAGCTCCCATATCTCCAAATAAATCAGGTATAGTGGAGCCTATAAACTCTATAAATTTAGGATCCCCTAGTACTCTTTCCCAATTATCAATAATAGCTTCAATTTTAGTAGTAGTAATTACTATAGGGTCTGGTGCTTCTGTAGGAGTAAATTCAGTTCCATTGGCTGCAGCTATAGCTGCTCCTGCTATATTTGATAAAGTATTAGAAGCTTCGCTAATTGCAGAAGAAGCCGAGTTAGCAGTGCTAGCTACTGCTTCATTAGTATTATTTGCTGTAGTTATTATAGTATTTGCGGAAGCTGTTGCCCCTTTAGCTATATCTTTTGCAGCACCTGCCCCACCATTAGTTAAATTAGTGTAGGCGTTTTCTGCAGCATCTTCTGTAGCATTAGCAGCATCTACTGAAGAATCATAAACATTTTGACCTGCTACAGTACCGCCTAATGCCATAGCTGCTGCACTTCCAGTAGCTCCTGTCATTATGTTGGTAGCCCCTACAGTAGCTCCTGTTACTAGGTTAGTACCTGCTACTGTAGACCCAACAGCTAAGTTAGTACCAGCTATCATAGATCCAGTAGCAAGATTAGTACCAGCTAGTACACTAGACCCTACTAAATTAGTCATCATTGGGGTTATAATGCCTGTCATTACTACCCCAACTATTTGGGCTGACATTGCGTCTATTAGTGCATTAGATATAGCATCTTTAGTAGCATCAGAAGCTTTTTTCCTAGCATCCTCAGCAGAGGTGGCATCTTTAATAGCACTAGAAAGTATACCTGATAAGTTACTAGCAGACATACCTATTGTGTCAATAAAACTAGCCACATCCTCTGCTAGAAATACTAGTTTATGTGAGGTAGCGTCTAATATTAGGCCTGCGTCTATAGCATCCTGTACTTCCTGCTGTCTAGATGTAGATAGTTCTCTTGCTAAGGCTCCCGCCTCATCCCCTTGAGCTCTCATTAATCTAGTTTGTAAGTCGTAAGCACTTTGAGCTGATTCTTTCTGATTTTCCCATATATTATTAAAACCATTTAATAATGCAGGGTCCATAAGTGCAGTATACGCAGCAACAGCAGCTTCTTGCTGTGCTTTACCTACTTTGTCATTAGCATTTACTGCAACATTAGCAGATGCCTGCGCAGCCTGCACCACAGCGTAATATTCATCTTTAGTATTAATTAGTGAGTCGTTACCCTCAGATATAGTTCTAAATAGGTCTTTTACATAATCATTCGAACTACCTATTTCTGCCATTCTATCTGTAGACTTTGATCTAGCTATATCAAATCTTTGACCTTCAGTAAGGAATATTTCAGCAAATAGCTGGGCACTTTGCTGAAACTTATCTAGCCCACCAGCCGCTTTGCTTATAGCTTCGGATACATCGTATCCTTTAGTAGTCATACTAGCGTTAGCTTCGTTTACTACCTCAGTAGCTAGTCTGTATTTTTCAGCAGTTTCAGCGACTAGCGTATTTGCAGCGTCTATTTCGGCACTATTATCCATAGGCTTATATACACCATTATTTTCGCTAGACATTATATTTTCTACGTTTAATGCGAATTTAGGAACTGCGTTCTTTGCAGCAATCATAGCTTGCTCAGCTGTTGCTTGTGCAGAAAGCATTTCGGAAGTAGCTTTACTAGCTATTTCCGTAAATCCTATAGTGCTAAGGCCCATGGATTCAAAAGCTAAATTTACTTTATCAAAATCACTTGTTACTCTAGTAAACGTTTCTGCCATTCCTTCACCAAAGTTCCTAAATTTCTTAAGGCTAGGGGCTAGCTTAGCGTATGCATCGTCTAAAATACTACTAAACACAGCGTTTAATTCTTCGGTAGATTCTGAACCTGTTAGTCCTTTAAGAGACGCGGATATATCTATATTTAAAGAGTTTATTCTAGCTAAAGTTTCCCCTACGGTTAACCCTATAGATTCTCCACTATCTACTAGTAGCTCACCCATAAAACTAAATGTTTCTCTAATAGCATTAGCAGCTTTTTCCTCTAAAGGTTTTAAATTATTATCTACCCAGGTTTTTGAGCTTGCCCCTATTCCAAATATACCTGAACTAGTCTTAGTATTTTGAACAGTTTCAAATTGTTGAATTAGGCCGTCCCCGGCAACTCCTAAACTTTCAAACGTACCTACTAACTTAATACCCGCATTGATAATAGAAGTAGAACTAGAGCTTGCAAATAACCCTAGAAATCCTGGATTATTTGTACTCTTTTCAGTAGTACCAAAGCCAGATCCCGTTCTAATACCTTGTACTCCATAGGCAGCTTCTGCTACCCCTTTAATACCATCATTAATTTTTGCTAGTAAGTCTGTTTGTTTATTGGCAAAGCTTAAACCTTCTATAGAATTAGCTTCTAAAATTGATAATGAATTAGCAATTGATTGGGATTTTGCCTCTGAGTCACCAAATACTCCACCACCGTTGTCTACAAGCTTGCCATCTTGCCAGCTTTGCCCAGTACCCTGAGATTGTTGCATGTCTTCTGCGGTCATGCCTACTGTAGATACAGTAGAAGACCCTCCAGAGGATCCAAGTACTGCAGCTATAGCTACTGCTGCTGCTGCCATGCCCGGAGGCCCTAACCATTCTAAAAAGGTCATGAATACACCGGGGGTTTTGGTCGCGTTTTTAGTAGCTTCTGTGGAACTTGTTATAGCTATATCTGTTGCTGCTGCTGCAGCACGTTCTGACATAATAAATGTTTGTTGTGCTGTATTAGCTACTGTTTCAGACTCCATAAGACCAATACGAACAGCAAATTTTTTCATATCCATTGCTAGTTCTTTTAAGTCCATTGCAGCTTTGTATGCTGCGCTAGCCTTTTCAATACCGTCAAGTATTTTATATGCAGCAGTTTTTTCTGCAAACATTTTCTTAGCGGCTCCAGCTGTTTTATTTATAGCATTTAGTTCATTTGCTAATACTTTTTTATCTAATGTTTCCTTATCTTTAGAGTATTTTTTATCAGCAGCTGCTTTAGCTCTATTAGCTTTCTCTTCCACAGCAGTTAAAGCTTCAGTATTACCATTATCCCCACCTGCATTTGCAAATTCTAGTCTAGCAGCCGCTACTGCTTTTTCAGCTTCTATAGTTTCTTGTTTGTATTGTTCAGTAAGTGCAGTTCTACGTACAGCTAATTGCTCATCTATAGCATTAAATTTTAGAACCTCTTGCCCCATTGTACCAATCGCTGCACCTACGTCTCCAAAGGCGTTAGCAAGTACTTCTGTTAGAGACACCATTTTAGTCATAGCCTCGTTTTGAGCGTCTACTAGTAACTTTTGGGTTTTATCTCTTTCAATAATATTGGTTTTATTAGCGTAAATCAGGTCTAGTAAAGCTAGTTGTCTTTCGTAGGCTGCGGCAGTGTCATTTATTTGCTGAACCTGTACACTGGTATCCGCGTTTGGATTTGCTTGTACAGTATTAGCTAAAGCTATACCTTTGGCTAGCATATCAGAATTATACTTATCTGCGGCTAGCTGTTTATCATTAGCATAAACTAAACTTTGTTGTTCTAGTTCTAGTATAGCTTGTCTTTGTGTATATTCTTGTGCAGTTATTGCACCTATGTCCATTAAAAACTTTAACTGAGATTGTTTAGTACTTAAGCTTTCTTTATCGGTATTAAATCTATCTGCATCTATAGAAGCTTGAATGCCCTTTTCATAGGTTATTTTGGCTAGTTCGTTAGCTTGTATTACTGTTATATCTAATTTACTTTTATCTAATTCCGCTGTTTCTTTCATAGATTTAGTTTGTTCATCTAGATAGCTAATAGTGCTTTTAATTAATTTATTGTGTTCTAATTCTTTTGCATTTGTTTTGCCACTAGAATTAAGTAATCTTTTGGAAGAGTCTTCTAAAGCAACGGAATTAGCATTTTGTTGCTTTCTAATATTTAAGCTATCTAGAGCTAATTTAGTATCTATACTATCTGCAGCATTTTTAGCTAATTTACTAGCTAGTTCACTACTTACATATGTAGCATTACCCTTCTGCATATCTAGCAAGGTTTTTTGATTTGTTAGATCTCTGCTTCTAGCAGATAATATTCTTTCATCAGCTATTACTAACTCATTTTTCTCAGCTACCATCTGTTTAAGGTTTAGTACGTATAGTTCAGACTGTTTTCCTGCAATCTGACCCCACATACCAAATAGTGCAGTCATATACCCTTCCATATCCTTCATTGCAGCAAGTGTTGCAGGAGAGGCTACACCTTTTGATGCGTCCACACTAGCAGATTTTCCACCATCATTTATAATACTAAACTTAGAGGTGTTAGAATCTAGAGCCTTTTGAATAGCCTCTATCTTCTTGTATAGTGCGTCCCTATTAGTTTCACTACTAATAGGGCTTTTGGCTTGTTCTAGTAGATTTGCTTGTTCTTGCACTAAACTATTTTTTTCTATTGTAGCAGCTAATCTAGCCTGTTGTTCTACAATACTAAAATTAGACTTTATTAAAGCTATTTGTCCTGAAATCTGTTGTTTTTCTAAACCAATAAGCTCTGACTCTACGTTTGAACCCCCTTGCTGCATAATACTTAAAAAGCCTTTAGCGCTATTAACAGCAGAGTCATTCATTGCTACGGCTAATCCTTTTGCTAAAAGTTTGAAGGATGACTGAGCAAACTGCTCTGGTAAGTTTTCATACTCTTTACGTATTGCAGCGGCTGCATCTTCTTCTTTCTTTAATCTTTGTACGGTTATGTTATATACATCTTGTGCAGCTTTTAAACCAGTCTCTGCTCCTCTAGTTTTCTCTAATCTATCACTATACCCCATACCAAAACCCTTATTATCAGATATGATAGTTGTATTAGTATCCATATTAGCACTGGCTTCTTGTTTGGTTTTTTGTAGAGCACTTATGCTCTCGGCTAATCTTTTTAATTCTTTACTAGCGGAACCTAATTGTTCAGCAGTTCCTTTAGGTAAGAAAGATAACGCTTGTATATTTCCAGATAACTTTTCTAGTGTTAATAGTGCTTCAATAGGTCCTGCTTTTAAAGACTCTTCCATAAACTTAGAAGTTTTTGCTATCTCCATACCCATTTTACTAAAGTCATCCCGAGGTATTAGAGCATTAGTCATTACCGTTGACTGTTTACTAATATCCAATAGGGATTGAGCAAAGGCTGTTAAAGGAGCAGCAGCATTTGCTGATTCTCTAGATAGGTTTTGGAGTACATCTGGAATTGTACGTAAAGCATTAGATACCGATGCCTCATCTAAATTGAATAGAGCTTCATCAATTGCTTTAAGATTAGATACGTCTACTTTTTCGCCTAATAAGTTCTTTAAAGTTTTAATTGCCTGGTCTTTTGCAGGCCCACTTTCAGCAGCTTTTAGAGCAGATACTATAGAATTAGATAAATTCACTCTTAGTTTATCTACAGACCCTTTACCAAACATTCCTGACATAAACCCGTCTATAGCTTTATCCCATACATTTTGTGTAGCTATAAGATTAGAATAATCTGATACTAATTTTGTTACAGATGCAGATAAATCAGTAAGAGCGTTAGCTTTAGCTTGTAAAGACTCAATACTCAAAAAGTCTTTTAAGTCTTTCTTATTTATTGCCTCTAAAGTTTTATATACATTAGCTAAAGAAGATTTTACTGTATCTGAGCTTTCTGAAAATGCAGATAATTCTTTAGCGGAACTAGTAAGCCATGAATCTAGCATCTCGAAAGCTACTACAGCTAAACCAATAATTTGAATCCATGGACCAGCAAAGTTTAGAAAGGTACCTATAGCCGTAGTAGCAGCCCCAATACCAACTTTAAGGCTAGTCCACAAAGCTCTAATATTGCCCATTGGAGGAGTTATAATCTTCTCAAGATTAGTAACTGCTACCCCATTTTCCATAACCTGTTTACCAAAGCTATCTAGTACGGGTATCTTAATCATTTCAGAAGAGCCTAATTTAGCTTTAGCTATTTCAGCTTGACCTTCTTTCCATGCTGCAAAGAATCCTTTTGTCGAAGCAGTCTGTGCCGTCTGTGCTAGAATATTATCGGTAGTAGCTTTTAAAAGAGCACGTTCAGCAATAACACGTGTTTGGTTTCCAGCAATGTACCATTTTTCATTCTGTTTAGCTGTCTTATTAAATTGTTCTTCTGCCTCAGCTACTTTAGCTAGCGCCTGTAATCTTGCAGCTTCAGAGCTTTTCACTACTTTATCAGAATCTGCTATTGCTCTAGCTTCTTCTTCACGTGCTTGTAGTATTACTTTTGAGGCTTTGTATGATTCTGCTGCATGAACTGCTGATGCAGCATCTTGGGACTTCATATAGCTTGCATGTGCTTCTCTAGCAGCTATTACTGCGGCAGCATACTCTCGCTGCATTGTAGAAGACTTTTTGTATGTTTGGTATAAAGCCTCATTACTTGCTGCACTAGCTTTATCCCCTGCTAAAGCTGCCTGCTTAGCGGCTAAATTAGCATTAATAGCTTTAGTTTCTAAACCTTTAGCTGTTGCTAGCATCTTATCAATCTGCTCCGGCTTAACATTCTGTACGTTTGGATCTTTAAGTATCTTTAATGTACTTGCTTTTTTATTTTTTGAAAGCGCTTCTTCTTTTTTCGCTAGAGCTTCCATCTTTGCCTGAAGAGTGTCTAGTTCATTGTTTTTAATTTCTGCTACACGTTCAGCATTATTTTTAGCAATCTGTAAAGCTCTATCTGCATCAGCAATTTTACGTATTTTTTCCTGTTCAGCTAGTTTTACGCGTTCTGCTGCTGCTGCTTTTGCAGTAGTACTTAATTGTTTAGCTTTTTCCAGTTCTGTATTAGCAATATCTACTGCAGCTTGTTTTGCCGCTAAGGCCTCAGCCTTATACCCCTTTTTAGCTTCGGAAGCTTTAGTAACTGCTAGTAACTTTGATTGTTCGGCGGCAGCTTTAGCATTTTCCTTCATCATACCTAATGCAGGAATGGCTTGTTTTAATAGAGTAGCGGCTATTAGGCCTAATACTCCGGCTAAAGCTGTAGGATTTGATGATAGAATTTCTACTAGTGGTCCTAGAACTTTATTAACTAGTTCTAGCCCGGATTGAGTTAAGTTTTGTATACTAGCAAGTACTTTACTATAAGGGTTTGAGTTAAGTTCAATAGCTTTAAACTTACGCTCACCTTCCTCTAGCACTGCATTAGTAAATGCTTGTTGCTTTTCAAACGTAGTTAGGCTTGTAACTGTTTTACCAATTTTTTCTGCGTATGCTTGCTGAGCTGGTATCATACGGGTCATAATACCTAGTTCGTCTAAAAGTTCCGGCTGGCTTTTAATAATACCTTTAGTTAGACGTTCCATAGAATCAGGCAAATCTCTACCTAGTGCTAAGGAAGCTTGTTGTGCTACTTTAGCCATTCTAAGCATTTGAGTATTACTCATACCACCAGCTGCAGCCATAGCCGTAGATGTAGCTGCCTGTGACATTGACATAGCTCCTTGAGTAACCTTAACCATCTGTTTAGCCATACTACCTAAGTTTCTACCAGTAGCAGCCCCTAGTTGGTCCAACCCAGCAATCAAATTAGTAGTATCCATTGCCTTACTTAAAGCAGTAAAAGCGGCGCCTACTGCAAATATATTAGCAGCGAATGTAGCGTAGACGTGAACAAGTCCGCCCAAACCAGATGCTTGTGCGGCAAAATCGCTAGATGCAGAGCCTGTTCCCGCTCCTGCTCCAACACTACGATAACTCTTTGATTCCCCTACTACAGGATTTGATGCCGACCCTTTAGGTCTGGCGCTATTAATAGCAGCAGCACCTGGAATTACAGTTGCCTGACTAAGAGCAGAGGCAGGCATTTTTATAGTATTAACAGCCTTAGCGCCTTGCTCTAAGTCTGTTCTAAACCCTTTAGCAGCATTAGCCGCTTTATCTAGGTTATCTACTTTAACTACAGCGCGTATATTAGTAATTGTATCAGCCATGTTTTCTCCTATATGTCAGCACAGAAAAAATGCTGTCATTAATTTTATCTACTCCATTATAGCACTATACGATAGACCTGTCAAGGTGTAAATTTACAGACCAATAAAAAGCCCCTATTATTTCTAATAGGGGCTTTTACTATTTCTTAGTAGGCTTTGGCTTTTTATCGCTAATTACTTTAGACCTATGCTTATCTATAATATCAACTAACTCTAGCATAGTCTTGTGATCTTCCGCCGGTACTTCTAGTATTATAAACATATCTAGGATCCCTTCAAAGTGCTTACCCATGTAGGTACCGCTCATTCCGTCCCAGTCGTCTCGAAGTTTACTGTATATACTAAAGGCTTGTTGCACTTCGGTATGTAAATCCTCATACTCAACAGGAATTTCTTCTTCTAGGGGTTCGGATCCTAGTGTATCACACATTTCCAAATAAGCATCTTTGGTCATACCAAGTTCACTATTTTGAAAATATAGTGATAATTGTCTATTTACTTCGACGTACTGGCTTTCGTGAAATTTGAAAGGTCTGTAACCGTGTCACTAATAAAGCCATCAAAATTAGCAGAATTCTGCATTAAGAATAGCGCATTGTCTTGGTTGTACTCAAGTTCTGTTGCAAGGTCTTGCCCAGTTAAATCTACGGGGGCTAGCTGGTCTAAGTAGGCTAAAGTAAGCCCTTTCCACCCCTTAATACAGGCATTTACATACAACTGTAAGAATAACTTATCATCAAGTTCTTCTACAGGCTGTCTATTTTTAAAAGTAGTCTTAGTAGCTTTTTTACGAATGTTAACTAGAGTTTCCCTTGCAAGAAATACTACGTCAATCATAAATCCTGGCATACCAGGATATTCAATCTCAACTGCTTTACTTGGCACTAATAGAGATTTAAGGCTAGATACTTTTGTTGTTTCTGTCATTTTGTGTTCCTTTAATTGTTATAACACTAGATAAAAAGGAGCAGTGGTGATCAGGCCACTACTCGGAGGTAATAATTTACCTAAAAATTATGCTGCTGGTGCAAAGTAACGAACACGTAATTCGTTAGTATTCTCAATATCGTACTGTGATGTAGCTGTACGAACGTATGCAGAAGCCTGAGCAGTAAAGTTAATGGTAGTAGACATAACTGCTTGAGCGTCAATAGTAGGAATTTGCAACATAGCAGCATCCATTAGTAGCTCTACACGAGTAGCATTGTTTGAACCGCCTACTTCAATTTGTAGTAGATACTTAGGATCTACAGTAGTAGTAGACGCGGCTAACATATCCTGTAACAGTTTAGCAGTACTATTTGGAACTAAACTACTACCAGTACGTAGGTAGGCGTTAATTGATCCGGATACCGCACGTGTACCTGTAAAGTATCCGATAGCGTTATTAACAATACCTAAGTTAGCAGGTGTAATATATGTAATGTTATTAGCAATGCTAAGGCTACCACCAGTAAGAGCTAAAGTATACGTAGTGCCGTCAACTCCACCAATATTAGATTTAAGCTTAACAGTAGAAAGCTTGTTAGTAATATAGTTAGCAGCAGTATTTTTTGCAGCTGCAGTACCAGTAGCATTTCCTGCTCCACTGAATACTCCGGGATTAGCTGGAGATACTACAGCAGTATTTGGAAGAGCTCTAAGTGTAGTAGCTTTACCAGTCCAAGCAATAGTAGCAATACCATCTAAACCGAAATCAATAGTAGCACCATCCATAGCACAGTTATCAATAGCATACATAGTTGAATCAACTACGAAATACATACCAAACTTTTGTAGTTGGTTTCTATCTGAAAGTGCAGAGGTTAACTGACTAAACGCTACTGGGACTGCAGTATCTGTAGCATCTGCTAAATTACTTGTCCAAGCTGAGTTCCAGAACTTAATGTCAGTATCAAAACCATCTGGTCCTGCGGCTGATGTTGGTGCAGATAAGTACTGAAAGGTACTAGATGTAGGACTTAGCGTTAGAACTTTAACAGTAGTATTAAATTCATTTGCCCCTACACCAATAGCTCCGGTAAGTGCATATGTACCACCTAATACAAGTCCTGAATATGTATGAGCCGTTCCACTTAGTGCTAAGATACCTGTTGAAGGTGCATAAGAAGCTGTAATAGTAGTACCAGCATAAGTAGCTACAGGGGTTGCTGAAATTGCTGCACTAGTAAACAATGCATTCCATAGCACAGACTCTTCTGCAGTAATTACTCCGCCTGTATTAGCTGGGCGTACATATGTAGAGAAAGAGAATTCAACGTTACCTAGACTAGTATTAAAAGAGCGCTGGCCACGAACAGGGATGTTACCCGCTTCACTTAGGGTAATAGTATCAGCGTTAGTTGCTTGTGAAAAACTAAATCCGTCTAGAACCTGGATTTCAAAAGTATTACTAGAGGTAATGGTACTACCTGAAGTAGGGATGACACCAGTATTAGCGTCTACGTTGGTTGTAAAGAAAACGCGAGAATTTCTTACCAAATTAAAAGTTGACATATTTATTTCCTTAATTTGTGTATCTAAGCATCTAAACTAGATATTTATCTGTATTTAATGCGTTGATACTTGTTATAGACTATATAGTCTACGCATGATACTGGTATCTTACCTGTACCTGTACCTCTCCTACACCATAGGGTATTAAAAGAGATTCGTCTGTTGTAATACTAGCTACTAGTATTTCCGTAGTTTCATACCCATTTACTGAGTCATACACTATTTGACGGTTATTATTAATTACTGTTTCTATATCTTCTAACAGTAATTCTAATTCTTCCTGGGGGCTATCTGCATTTTTACAGTATACCTTTATTGATATCCCGAGATAGGCCCAGGTAAACGAAGGTAGGTACTCCCTTTGCTCAGATCCAGCTGATATATATATACATGGAAAACAGTTAACCTCATCCCAAAATTTTAGAAAGGGAAAAGCCGATCCATAAAGGTTAGACTTATAAGTTCCCGTACCATCAATTTCTTTAAATTTTTCAGCTAATGCCTTAATTATACTTGTTCTTCTGGACATATTCTCCAACCTTTATGATGCTTTTTACTACCTTTTAATACTTTACACAAAGAACTTGTATCTAAGCTATACAGTCGAGAAAATTGGCTAGCGTTATCTACCGTATATATCACACCATCTGGGGATATAATACGTGGATATACTATCCCTCTTGATACAGCGGAATTCGCCTTCGAGTATCTAGTACCTTTTAATAGTACTAATTTAGTATACTTATCTGGGTATGCTTCAGCTAACCATTTATGTGTTTCACCCGAAGAAATAGCTCTTACTATATTATAAGATATACCAGTATCTTCTGATATAGTAAGTAAACTTAGGCATCTATCATCTATTAATAAATCTAGTAGTTTAATTACTAACTCATTAGAAATTTTTGAAGCGGAACACTTATCACCGTACTTAGGTTTTCTATTACCTTTTAAATTTATTAGTATATTATACTTTTCAGGGTATTCTCTTGATAACCACATATGGCTAGAGCCTCTTGAAATACCTCCAATTATACCTACTGATACCTTAGTAATATTAGATATTTCGCTAAAGGATAACTCAGTATTGATTACTAATAGGTTGAAGCATTCCTCGATTTGAGAATTGGAAAATTTAGCATTACCATTAAGTTCACCATAACTAATAGGTAATTGTTCTGCTTTATAACAAGTATTAAATCCATTGTCTACTGCGTTATATATCTCAATAGTCTCGTTTTCAAACTCATTTAAATCTGTAGTGCTACATTCTGCCAAGATTGTATACTCTGGTAATCCGAAAGTTATATACGCTTGATTCATTTTTACACTATGATTATTAGACTTTAATTCTCTAATATGTCTATTGAATCTATTCTCTATATTTTCAGACTGACCAATATACACTTTATTAGTACCATTAAAGTTTAGCTTATAAATTCCACATGTCATGCTACTTTCTCCTCGTAAAAGAAAGGCTAGACAGCATTACGAGTACTGTCAGGGCCGCTAAACCCGTTCACCTGTATTTGATTAAATTAACACAGCCCTTAATCTATTTTTAACTTTAGTAGCTGCTATCTCATGTATAGATTTTGAAATGAGCAACCTAGGGTCTCTTGATTTTGGAGATCCTTGTGCGTATCCAGGTTGAAACGTCTGGTAAGGGTATTTCATGTACGAGTAAAAAGCTGTAATAGCTCCTGCTCTTGATTGTGTAATACGCTCAACTGCTACAGTTGAAGCAAACCTACCAGTATCATAGTTAAGTATCTTACGCTGACCGCCCTGCCATGGCTCGTCTCCCATATTATTTTCAATAACTTCTTCTAACTGAGAATTAATAAGAACCTGAAGACTTGCTAGACTATAAAACTGGCCTTGCCGGTTTCTAATCTGAGGTGCAGCGGAAGCTATTCTTGCTTCACTAATATTTTCAAATTTACGCTTTAGCTGCAGTTGCGCTAATTGTGCCTGTTTTACAGTACTGTGTACTTTTTGTAAAGCAGCTTTTAGCTTGTTAGCAGCATCTTTAAGTTTAGCAGCATTCTGCTTACTACCTGGACTCTTATCTTTAGCTTTAGCTTTTACATCTACTACCTGTACAGGTTTTCCAGTAAGATTAGACGCAATTACATGAGATATATGCTCTTTTATACTTCTTGAGCTTTTTGCGTCTAATAACTCTTCTAGAAAGGTACTATTAGGTCCTGTAAATAGATCGGCTATTAACTTAGCTTCACTACTATTTTCTGGTAAATCTTTTGCTTTATTTTTAATATCTTCTGCAATTGCTGCAGTAGTCGAAAGTAGCCGCTTATACGTCTTAGTTATCTGGTTCTCTTTTTCTTCTATAGCTTTAGCTGTAAGTTTTTTACCTTTTTTCTCAAAAAAAGCTGGATCGCCATAAGGAACGTCACATTTCTCAATAATGTCTAGCAGATCACTTAGTGCTTTGCCTGCATTAGTAGTAGCTATACCTGAACTCGCATTAGCACGACTAAGTTGAATCTCTACTAAAGTATGTATCCCTAAACTGCCCATATGTTTATATATAGAGGCTAATAAAGTCTCATCATGCCGCATATACGAAGAGTATACATCCCCTAGGTGAATCATACTAACCATTGCTTCTAGCTGTCTACTTAGAGTTGCTTTAGCAGCTGTATACTCGGGGGATTCGCCTATCATCTGAGCTGTAGCGTCATACTTTACAGTATTAAGTCCTGGTATAACTGCTTCCAAAGTACTAGGTAAGTCTTTTAACGAAAAAGCTCTTTCTAATCTAAGGCCTAGAATTGCTTTTAAGTGACCACCATCTACTGCGCTAATATTAGCTTTAACTGCTTGTACAATTTCTTTTGATAGCCCGCCAAAGGTACCATTACTGCTTATTCTAACACTAGCAACTTCGTCTTTCCAGAGTTTGCTAACATCAGATACCCCTATGTTTTCTACAATAAGGTTATCAGGGGACTGAAAAAATTCTAGTGAGGTTGTGCTACTTTTTGGAACATAGGGGGTAGGCGTATTTACAACTGTAGCACCTTCTAAATTTTGAACCCTTTTAACCATAGATTCGTAACTTATACTACCTAGTATATACTTAACTAGTTTATTAACTCTAGCTTCAGACTTTTTGTCAATACTTCCTAATACTTCTGTTCGCACCCCTGATAGTAAGTTGTGCGTTTCTATATTACGAATATCATTTTTTAAACTATCTATATTACTTCTAGTAATAAGGCCTGCATTACCTAATAAAGATCCTTTCGAATCTGTTTGCGCTCTAACAGTACCTCTTGCATCTGTAAATCTTGCTACTGTATCAAACTTATTAACGGCATTATTAAGGGTGTTATACTTTACGTACCATACTCTCTCAAAAATTGCCTGTTTCATGAAAGCGGAAAGTTCTGTGGCACTCATATTTAACTATAGTTAGCTGCATACTGATCAAGCACGCGCTTGATATGCGATGGAAGGTTAGTAGTAGTTACGTACTGAATCTGTATATCGTTAGTACCGGGTGCTTTATTACTATGAATTGCCATATCATTTTTAATGTAGTAGGTAATTAGATCAAGTACTGCTAATTTTAAATCTTCAGGAACTACTAAAAATCCTGCTTTATACGTTAGTTTGTAACCATTTATTGCTACTGGAAATCCATCGTACCATGTAGACACAATATTATTACTAAATTTAGATAAAGCATAATCATCATATTCTACTAAGGTGGTATACGTTTTTCCATAGTCCTCTGAGTATTCTAGTGATACAATAGAAAGTACTGGGTATTCTTCTGGAACTATAATAGTAGAGCCACCCTCATGAAACTCTATTTTTGCGTCAATTGCATAATCTATAAAAGTTCTACGACAAAATGTTTTTACTAACTCGCTAACTTTAGGTATAATTAGGTCAATAAGTGAATCTTGAGTTGGACTATTTAACCCTAGATACTGCTTATACTCTGTTTTTGTTACTAGTGAGAGTCCCATGGTTATTCCTTATTAGGTACTAGGGTCCGGCCCTTATGCGCAGGTGTCTTACCTGCAAATAATCTTCCTAAGCAACTATGGCTTAGGTTATGCTCTCTGCAAAATGCTCTAACACAGGTAACTGTATAAACTAGGCCTTCAGGAGATATAATACTAGGTAAAACTAGGCCTTTAGTTTCTGCTGTATTAGAGTTAAACACTCTGGTACCTTTAATACTAAGCATATGTTGATACTTTTCTTTATCATACTCACTAAGCCATTTATGTGTACTACCTTTAGAGATACTCTTAACTACCCACCTAATTCACTTTTGTTACTTGAGCCACTTTAGTAAGTGGTACTATAGGGTTACTAATAATATATTCTAATACACTTATTATGCTATCATTAGAGAACTTAGAACTACGGTTATTCTCACCTAAATTACGTGAATTTTTCAGGCTAGCTAACTGCAAGTACCTATCTGGGTACTCATCTGCTAACCACCTATGCATACTTCCTTCCAGTATTTTAGCTATTACATGCTCAGAAACCACTGTTAGTTCCGATATTTCATTATAGCGTAGTTTAGGGTAGTCTATTAAATAGTTGAACGCTTCTAATACTTGTGCATTGCTAAATTTAGATAATCCATTTAATTCCCCACATTGGGGTATATATTCTCCTGCTTTATATGCGCTATTAAAGCCATTATCTACTGCATCCCATATTTCTATAGTTTCGTTTTCAAAATCATTTAGTTCTTCTATAGAACATTCACATAGTACCTCTAATGTAGGGTTACCATACTCTATATAGGCTGCCCGCATTTTTCTAGCATGGGTACGGGATTTAAATAAAGCTAAATGATCATCTAACCGTTTCTCTATTCTGCGGCTCTGCCCTATATAAACTTTATCTGTACCAGTAAAGTTTAATTTATAAATTCCTACTGTCATTTTATTTTCTCCTAGTGAAAGAAAAGGCTAGGTAATATCACTAGTATTACCAGGGCAGCTAAACCCATTCGCCTATATTTATCTTTAGTAAGAACTCATTAAGCTCTTACTAAAGACAGGACTACTTAAAGTCCAGTCTTATTAGTTAATTAGCTATGCTAATTATACTAGCCACCTAAACACTGATACGCCATGCCCAAGATTACTTGTTAGTTGCGTCATACCTGTACGTAGGGAAGCAACTAAAACCTTACGTTGAGTTTCAACTAGGTCTTGTTGATCAAAACGCAAACCACGTTGGTTACCAACGATAAAGTTACCAGACACTAGAGCAATAGCTCCAACGTTAGCAGTATTACCACCAGTATTAACACCTGCTGTCTTAGCAGGAAGTTCTGCTGAAACAATTACTGGGCTTCCACCAACCATACCAATTTGACCATTAACGATAGTGGCTTTAGGACCAACTTTATCCATAGTTTGGAAAGTGGTATCTTCTAGCAAGTCGTAGTAGAATTCAGTGTTAACGATGAAAGTAACATCGTTAGGGTCAAGACCCCAAGCACCTAGATCTTTACGCAGTGAACGTAGAAGAGCGATTGTACCGGCATTAGCAACTTGAGCAGTTACAGCAGATACGTCATCATACTTAGCAAGACCTTTAACTGGGTCAGCGCCTGAACCAGCACCTAGCAAGTAAGCTTTGTCTACAGACTTAGCAACACGACGAACCATAGCGTCACGAACGATAGGCATTAATGCAATCAGAGAATCTTCTTCTTCTTCATACATCATATACTCGTTAGTAGCTAGTTTGTATGAGTTAAGAGTAATTTCACTTAAACGATGGGTTTGGCTAGCACCAGCGGATGCAGTAGTACCGAACTGAGCGTTAGTAATCCAAGTACCATAACCAGCTTCTGGGTTCAGAGGCATAGTCATTACGTTGGTTTGCATAGTAATGTTGCGCATTAAAGGAGCAACAACTAGCTTACGACGTACTTCAGATTCCATGTTTAGAGAAACTTCAAGTTCCCAAGTGGTAGACGCTTGGTGAGAAGGATCTTTTCCACCAACGCTAGCTTTAGTAGCTAGTTCTTTACCAAACTTAGTGGCTTCGATAGCCTTGCCCGAAAACTTAGAAAGCAATACAGCTTTTTCCTTATCTTCATAGCTAATGTCAGCCTTAGTATCAGCAAAGCTCATTTTAGATTTTTGCATAGCTACGATTTCAGCAGCTTTTTCAGCTAGAGCTGTTTCCAAACCACTAATAGCGCTCTTGGTGCTTTCGGTTTGTTCAGCCATGCGCTTTTCGATATCAGCGATTAGACGCTCGGCGCCAGTAGTTGAGGTTGCTAGAGCAGCCTTAACACGTGCATCCATATCAGCAGCAGCTTTTTCAGCAGCTTCTTTCTCGGCCTTCTCAGCGGCTTGAGCAGCTAGAAGAGATTTAGTAGCTTGTTCAGCGGCAGACTTAGCAGCATTATCAAGCATAATTTGTAGTTCTTTTGGATCCATATTCCATTCCTTTTTGTGTGTGCTCGTTTTATCCGTTAAGGATTCTAGCCCTTTAGCTGAGTCGCCTTTAGGTGTAAATTGAGCTTTGAAACTATTATAATCTTCGGCACTAGAAAATGCTTTAGAAAGGTTAAACAGTGTATTTTGATTCATAGGTACTGAAACTACAGAAATTTCTACTAGTTCTAGCTTCTTAATCAAAAACACTTCTGCGGCTGCATTATACTCGGCATCTAGAATTCTAAACCCGATACTGAAGGCTGTTAGGACTTCATCTTTAATTAGATTAAAAATTTCGGCAGCCGCTGAAATTCTTGCTTTTACCCAAAGTCCTGTAGCGTCTATCTTATGCTCGATCATACGACCTATAGGATCATCGTGATCGTGTTGTGCTAGAATAATAGGGTTTTTAAGATAGTTTTTAATACCATCTTCCCATACACTTGCAGGTACTACATCACCACCTCTATCGATGTCTACGGTACTAGCGTATCCTTCAATATATATAGATTTTATAGCATCTTCTACCTTGGGAAGCTCTTTGGTAAAAGCACTACTTATATAAAGTACTTTATTTTTATCTACCATGATACTCCTTATGGTGGTTTAGGTGCGTCCGGTTTTTTAGGCGCTCCTCCTACGCTAGAATCTGCTGCTGACCCTGCAATATTAGCAGGAATTCTGATTTCATCAGCTCCAGGTAGCTTAGGATAACGCAGTTCTTCTCTAGCCTCGTTAGGGGTTAAAATTCCTGCATTAACTAATGTAGAATGATACGAGGCAATATCTTTTAGTTCTGGCTGAAGCGCAGAAACATCAGTAGTTATAGGACCTATATCATATCCGAAAAATCTTTCCATTGCTGATACGTACTTCTTAACAATAGGCATTACTGTTTCTAAGTAAAATAGTCTAAGATTAGGGGATATATTAGCATTATTACCACCATCTAATAAGATTGGTGGTATTCCAATTGCTTTGAGAATCTTAGTATCATGGGTTTTGATACTAACATCAAAGTCTAACTCTTGGAATGTTGAACTAGCCATAGGACTTGGTTTAAGCCCGCTATCTAGGATCATTGGGCGTCTAGCCCCGTTTTTTGGGCTGTATTTAACAGACCATTCAGCAATTGTTTTGTCTTTAGCAACCTTACTAAGAGTATTTTCAGTAGTTAGGATAAGTCCTGCAACGGCTCCATTTTCAAAAAATTGATTTTGAAAGGCTATCATTTTGGATAGGGTTCTAATACTATTGTCAGCTGCTGCTAACCTACTAGAACCCCTATAAATTGAGTGACTGCTAATATCTCTAATATGTATTACTTCGTTAGGCGACATTTCTACTGTGCCGTTATACGTGTAGCTTGATACTAATGTTTTTGTATCAGTTATAATCTGTACATTAGAAGCAGGTAGATGATATAAGAATACCCCATCATAGTATATAAAGATATTACCTTCTAAGATAAAATCTGTAAATATACTGGATCTAAAATCTTGGACTGATTGATATGGATTAGGACGATAGTTTAGCAATTGTTGTAGGTTTCTAACTCTTACACCTGCTACAATTCCGTCAATTACTTTGTCTCTAATATCATAGTCTAAAGAGGAACAAGCATTAACTAATAAATTTACGCCTCTATTTACCGATTCTAGCCTATCAAATGCTGTAGTATAGCTAACGTTACTAGTAGACCCTATGTTGGCCCCTTCAGCGTAGCTAATATATTCTTGAGCTGGATTACTTTTAGTAAACCAGTCTTTTGGATTATACCATGCCATAATCTTCCTTAATAAAATTTAGCAAAGGCCCCTAATCCAGTATTCTTAGTTTCTGCAGTAGGTGCGTCAAAGGTTTTACCTTCTGCTTTAGCTTTCTGTATTTCTATCCACCGCTCTTGCTTTAGTACCGAACTATGTAAAGGAGACTTTCCAAAGACTGAATGTAACTTCACATGGTGATTATTACATAAAGTATATACTAAGTCGTAGATCTCATGATTATGTTCTTCAATGAATTCATCTCTAACTGCTAGTATACCCTCATCTGTGGATATATCATACTTCTTTTTTGTAGACCAGTCTTCTAAAAGACGAGTAAGGGAATGTAGGTGATGTAATTCTAGATCTTCAGTAGTACCACATATGTAGCAGGTTTCTTTCTTTTCATACAACGATTTACAGCGATCACGTATCCACTTGATTGCAATACGGTTGTTATTAGTATTTTTTGCCATAATTTTCTTGGATCTATAATTTACAGCTGTAATTATACTACTTTAGGTAAAAGAAGTCAAGGTATATTTTTTTGATGCGGCTCAGTAAAAATACATCTTTACATTATGATTATAAAATTGTATAATAATACATACTTTTAAAAAGGAGACCTTATGAACTCGGAAAAAACAAATAAGATTATTGACTTATGTGAAGAAGGTACTACGGCAGTTACAGAATATAAAACTTCTAAAGGTAAAATGATTCTTAAATGTAAAAATGGGCATTTAAGAGAGATAACACCAGAAAAACTAGTCGCTAGGGGTGACAAACGTAAATGTAAAGAATGTGATACCTATAGGGCTGCTAGTAGGAAAACTACTGAAGAATTTGCACAACAATGTTTAGACAAAGGTCTAACTTTATTAGAAGATTATGTGGATAATAATACTAGATTATTAATACACAATAATACGTGTGGGCATGAGTATACAATAAATCCTAATAGCTTAGTAACTAAAGGTAGTGGCTCTATATGTAGAGTATGTAATCCTGTAATAAGTAAAAAGCAAGACGAAGTACTAAATACTCTAAAAACCAAGTATTCCTTAGTTCCTACTGAAGAATACTTGGGTGTAAGGTATAAGACTATGATTACAAATACTGTATGTAATCATAGTTATTTAGTAGACATATCTAGTATTATTTATAAAGATACGGGGTATATTTGCCCTGTATGTGGTATTAGCAAAAACCTACTATCTAAAGAAGAAGTATCAGATAAGCTGGCAGTATTTAATTTAACTCCCTTAGAAGAGTATAAAGGAGTTAGATATCCTTTATTAGTTAGAAATAATATATGTGGACACGAGTACTACTCTGACCCTAATAACTTATTTTACAAGAGTTTGCCTCATGTATGCAAGGTTTGTCATCCAAATGTATCTGCGGAAGAACAGTCTCTAAGAGATTTTATTTCTAGTATTTATAAAGATTGGGCTATTTATGGTGATAGAATTATGCTGGAAGGTAAAGAGTTAGATATTATTCTTCCTGATATAGGGCTAGCTTTTGAGTATAATGGAGATTATTGGCATAGAGAAACTGAGATTAGGGATAAACATTATCATTTAAATAAACTTATTGCCGTGGAATTATATGAATATCAGCTAATACATATTAAAGGATTACTATGGAATACAAAACCTAGTATAGTTAAATCTAGGATTAAAAGTATACTAGGTATTTTTGATACAAGAATATACGCTAGAAATACTATAGTAAAACAGCTAGATTATTTTCCTAGAGAATTCCTAGATAATAATCATTTACAGGGTGCTGGCTCCCCTACTGGAATAAACTTTGGACTATATATTGAGGAGCAGCTAGTTGCCTGTATGACTTTCGCTAAACCTAGATTTTCTAAAGAATATACATATGAGCTTATACGCTTCTGTTCTTTATTAAATTATTCTATAGTAGGCGGGGCGTCTAAGTTATTAAAAGCATTTAGAAAATCCTACTCAGGTAGCATTATCTCTTACGCTGACAGGTCGTGGAGTAAGGGTAAACTATATAGTAATTTAGGATTTACTTTTGTAAAGTACACAGAACCAAATTATACGTATGTAAAAGGGCAGAAAGTACTTAGTAGGTACCAGTGTCAGAAACATTTGCTAAGAGAAATGTTTCCTGGTACTTATGAGGATGAATTAACTGAAAAGGAAATTATGTCTAAAAATGGGTTTATTTGTTTGTATGATTGCGGTAGTAGTGTATGGGCACTTACATAACAAAAGAGTAACAAGCATACCGTAATGCATCTGCTATGTGGGAATGCTCATCGTGTTGTGGTTTTTCTATACCACTAACTGCGTCTGTCTTCCACCTATATTGATCTAGCATAGCGAGCGTGTTTGTGCAGTTTGGCGACACTAGTAGTCTTCCCTGACCAATTAAGGTCTGCACGTAAGCTATGCCCTCTAGTACTTGTTTGCGTGCTTTTAGGGTCGAGATATTATAGCTATAAGCCAAATCAGCAGCTGTCTGCGCTGCTGCACTATCAATAAAGATGCTCTCTATTCCGAACTCTTCAACAAAGCTTTTAAATGCAGTAGCATGTTGCTCAGTAGTTCTATTTGCTTCTACGTATTCAGCACAAACGTGAAACTTATCATCATAAAACGCTATAACTATAAAAGCAGTTGAGTCTTTAAAGCCGGGATCTAATCCAGCTATGTACTCTGCTCCAGCAACATGTGTATAAGGATTAACATACTCAGCACTAAAGTCGCTATAAATCTGACCCTCGAATGTAGTAAATGATGCCATGTACTCCTGTGCAAACTCTGCTTTAGACATCGACCGACGCGCTTCTGCTACGTCAACTTCCTTCATCCGTTTGTTCTCTGTATAGTCAGCAGTTATTGACGCCCACTGAGGAAATTGAGAGCTGAAGCCGCGTTGAAAGAACTTACTAAACCAGTTATTCTTGCCTCGTGGCGTACTAATAAATATAGCTTTCGAATTAGGTGTATCAAGCGTAGGTCGTAGAGAAACATTAAACGCTTCTTCTGCGTCTGCCCCTAAAGCAGCTTCATCAAAAATGATACAAGAATACGAGCGTCCTACGCACGAATCAACTGTTGATAATGACCCCATTCTAATAGAAGAGCCATTAGACAGTTCAATCACTCTATCTTTAGCATTGTCCCTATCAACTTCAAGATCAAATGCCTTAATTAACTTACGTTGTATTTCAAAAGAAATTGACGACAGATTATAGTTAGGCGACATAATTAATATATGGCAGTTAGGTACTAAAGCTACTAACTGTCCTACAATATTAGATATATACGTCTTACCTAAACGTCGTGCAAGAGCAGCACATACAAACCTATACTTAGGATTGTTTATTGCGTTGATAAGAGCAATTTGAGGAGCATTAATTTGTTCCCATGCAGTTGACTTTCTGTCGTCAATAGGATCTCTAGCAGGCAGTAATTTCAAGTAATTAATAATAGGCAACTTTATGAATCTGCTGTGAGCAGGAAACTCCGTTATAGAAGTGCTAGAAATATCCTCCCTAGAAATATTAAGCATCAATAGTCCCTTTAATTAACTGCTCTATTAAACTAGAATACTTACTATTACCAGCATTATCATTGATTTGCACGTTAACTTGATTTTTAAGACTATTAGCAGTACGTATTTTTTCTAGAGCAATTTCCTTATCTAGAAGCTCGATGGTCATCTTATGGGATAAAGCTAGAATCTCTGTAATGTCTTTAGTGGAACCTGTATCCGATTCATCCATTTCCTGTAGCTTTTTCTTGATAATAGTATCCATTAGATCTCTCATCTGGAACCTATTATTAAATCCTAGGCTAAAAAATACGTTGTTAATGTACGCACGTACTTCTTTTCGGTCTAGAATATCTGATACTAGTTCTTTAGGTATGTCTAGATCTTCGGCTACTTTTGCTAGATCTGGGTTTTGAAGATACGCATTGGCTACTTGAAGCGCTTCTGGACTAATAGCAATATATTCTGCTGGAGTATTTACTGGTAAATTATCGCTCATGTTATACCTTTATTTTGATTATTTTCTCTATTATAGCATGGGGGGTTGGGGTTGTCAATGACTAAAATTTTTTAGCTTATGGGCGATTTGTGCGTACATTTAGATTTGTGTGCTTATAGCGATTTGTGTACTTTATTCATTTGCTACACTTAGGGTCTTTTTGCTACGCTTTATTCATTTACTACACTTAGGGCATATAAGGCACCGAAAAAGCTGGTGTAGAAATTTTAAAAAGGCCGCGTGAGATTGGGCGGCCGTATGCGAAGCGAAGCGGGGTCTGAAAACCGCCCCATTTTGGTGCATAGTTCTACTCAATGCAAGGGTATGGTGCGCACAGTCCTGGTGTGTGCCCCGGCCTGGTGCGAATGTGCTAACTTGGTGCGATTATTTTGGTGCATTGCACTGATCTGGTGCATAGCTTTTTTCAATGCTACACTTCGGTGCGATTATTTTGGTGCATTGCACTGATCTGGTGCATAGCTTTTTTCAATGCTACACTTCGGTGCGATTATTTTGGTGCATTGCACTGATCTGGTGCATAGCTTTTTTCAATGCTACACTTCGGTGCATAGGTTTTTTCAATGGGCTAAGATGGTGCAGTACGCACTGACCTGGTGCGCACAGTCCTGGTGCATAAAATATATAAGCACGCACTTAATTGGTGCTTGCACTAAATTGGTGCATAAGTAGCACTGCGCAAACTGTTGCGTCAAAACAACATAGGGCTAGAAGGGCTTAGAATGGCTATTTCAGCGTTTTTTTGGCTTGGGTGTAGGGTAGCCTTGGGATGCTTGCGTTTGGCCTGTATAGCCCCTTTTGAAGGGTTTCCCTATGGGCTGACATCGGGTTATTTATAGCATCTAACGCACCGATTAGAAGCGTGAAGTGTTGTATTTTTGCAACAGTAAAAAATTTTTGAATTATTTTCGTTTGTGGTGTCCAAACAACACTTTTGCCCATATAATTACCCCAAGGGAAAAACAAGATGCTACAAAAATTGTAGCATCATTTTTGGAGTATATTATGGCAGTTTCTTCTAAACTTGAGTTTGTTCAAAGTTTCACCGGGTTTCTGCCTGGTGAGTTTAAGGGGGCGTTTTTATTTACAGTTATTGACTGCGGAAAGCAGTCAATAACTGTCGCGCTGCCTAACGCAAAATGGGCAGACTTGCAGGTAACCCTGAATGGGTTACTTATTAATCTCACAGGTGAGTATCCCCCTCAGATTAATAGGGCAATTAAGTTTGCCCGGAAACTATTCCCACACTGGCAGGGATAATACTCTGCCAGTCAACCCGGATGTTATCCGGGTTGAAAATATAATATATCTTGCAAGATATATTATATTTTCAACTGGAGTATATTATGTTTTCAATTGTTCGCGTTGACCAGTTTGGTTTTATTAATTTTGCCGTCCATCTGGATGGCGTGGAGCTGGTTCGATTTGAAAAATACGGCTTGGCTGTGGATTTCATCCGCGCTATGGATGATATAGGATAATATATAACCCTGCCAGATATTATCTGGTAGGGTTAAAATTTAAAGTAGCGGTCGATGCTTTAAATTTTAACTGGAGTATATTATGTTGACTATTATTGCCATCGGGTTTGGTTTACAGATTTTCGGAATGTGCGTTATTTATTTATGCGTTAAAATGCGCTAATAAATAATAATAATAATAACCCTTAGAAACCTGATCAGGCAATACCTGATCAGGTTTTCTTTTTTGTATTATATAATACTTATCTCGGGTCTTATATAATACTTATCTCGGGTCTTATATAATACTTATCTCGGGTCTTATATAATACTTATCTCAGGTCTTATATAATACTTATATTCGCGAATTTGCGC